GCAAATTAGTCGATAAAAACTAGCAAATCCATCAAAATTAAGGTTAATCTGTAGTACATGAGTGTAAAAACAAGAGAAAACTTAACATTAAGGTGGGCACAGGGGGAGGTGTTCAATGCAAAAAACAGGTTTAGGGTACTGGTGGCTGGCAGAAGATTCGGAAAATCATATTTATCTTGTATTGAACTTGTAAACGCTGCGATTAAACGACCAGGCGAGACATATTTCTACTGTGCTCCCACATATCGCATGGCAAAGGACATTGCTTGGAAGGAATTGAAAAAACTCGTACCAAGAGAATGGATACAGGCAAAAAACGAAACCGATCTAAAGATCGAACTAATAAATGGTTCACTTATCGAGTTGAAGGGAACAGAAAATGCAACCACGTTAAGAGGTCGTAGTTTAGCTGGTGTTGTTTTGGATGAGGCAGCCTTTATGGATTCTGACGTTTGGTTCCAGGTTATTCGACCAGCCCTTGCAGATAAACAGGGATGGGCACTTTTCATATCAACACCCGATGGCACGGCAAGCTGGTTTTACGATTTATGGTGTTACGTTCCAGAAGATATTAGTGGCGATTGGAGAAGATGGAGTTTTACTACAGTAGACGGCGGCAATGTTCCAGTTGAGGAAGTCGAGGCAGCCAAGGCCCAATTAGATAGCAGAACATTCAAGCAGGAGTTCGAGGCAAGTTTCGAGAACCTTACTGGATTGGTAGCGGTCAGTTTTAATGACGAGAATATCAGTAGCGAAGTCCAAGATTTACAGATGTTACCTTTAATTTTGGGATTGGATTTTAACGTTGACCCTATGGCAGGAATTTGTGCGGTCAAGCATAATGACTGTCTTTATGTATTTGATGAGATCATGTTGACGGGCGGGGCAACAACTTGGGATTTTGCGGAGGAAGTTATCAGAAGGTATGGGGTGGACAGACGAATTATTGCGTGTCCAGACCCTACGGGTAGTGCTAGAAAAACGAGTGGAGTCGGAGTTACAGACCACAATATTCTCAGGAGGAGCGGATTTACAGTTATGAGTCCGAAATCCCCTTGGAAGATCAGGGATAAAATTACCTCAGTCAATACAGCTTTGTATGATGCGAATGGTAATCGTAGAACATTTATCCACCCACGTTGTAAAGAATTAATAAAAGCCCTTAGAACTTTGACTTATGCCCCAAATACAGGGCTGCCAAATAAAAACCTGGGAGTAGATCATGCGTTTGATGCTTTCGGTTACTTATGTTTACAACAATTTAACCTTGTCAAACCAGAGACATTAGGCCAAACTTCGTTTAGAATATACTAAGAGTTACCTAATTCTTACCATGCCTTACCACTACGGAATGAAAAAGAAGAAGAAAAAGAAAAAAACCAAGAAAAAGTGAGACAATTTAGACGGGTAAGACGAGACAAAAAAACGGGAGTACCTAGTAAATACCTTACGGGTGCTCGAAATCGTAGTGCAAAGGCGAAAGAAATTAAAGAAACAGCCGAAAAATACAAAAGAGGCGAATATATTGATATAAAAGCTATAAACAAACTACGTTCTGCCCAAGATGAAACCAAAAAGAAAACCACTAAGCGAAAAAACAAAAGAAACACTACGAAAAAAGGCAGATAAGAGCCGTTTTACCTACGGACAACTTGCCCAGGTGTATCGCAGAGGCCAGGGAGCATATTTATCTTCTGGATCTCGCAACGTACCAATGGCTGCATGGGCTATGGGCAGAGTCAATAGTTTTATTAGTGGCAGGGGAGGGGCAAGAAAAGCGGATGCTGATATACTTAGAAAGAAATCCAAGAAAAAATGATTGAAATTACAGACGAGATGCTTGACATCATCGAAAAAGTAAAAGGAAAGCGTAATCCTGCACTTTGGGATCCTCGTTGTGAACAATATTTAGCAAATATGAAAAAAGGTACTGTAAAAAAGTCAACTACAAGTTAAACTATCTATAAATACTCTTTTTTCTTAGAATAATGGCATTTTTTCGTGGCGAAGAAGGCTCCGTAAAATTTAAAAACGGATCTGGAACTACTGAAGCAGTTGTATCAACTACAGGCTGGACACTAGACATAGCAAAAGAAACATTAGATGTAACTGCTCATGGAGCAACATCCAGATCATTTGTGGGTGGACTAATTTCTGGATCTGGTTCTATAGACTTTTTATACACAGCAGCTAGTGGTAATGAAACTGCAAATTTACTCGCAGATATTTTAACCACTGAAGATGCTGCTGATGCACAGTTTCAATTATTTCTAGATACTTCTGGAAGTAAAAGTATAAGTTTTTCTGGAATTGTCTCAGGAACAACTTTAAGTGCTCAAACAGCTGAACTTGAAACTGTGAGTGTCAGCTTTATTACTTCTGGTGCTATTACCAACGCTGCATAATGCCTAAATCATCTTACTCAGCGAAGCAACGTAGATTAGCTGCTGTTGCTCCTCCCAGGGATAAGATTACTGCTGCCGACTTGAAAAAGTTACGCTCCAAGAAAAAGAGGAAGAAGAAGTGAAGCTTACCACTCGCCAAAAAAACCTACTTAAGAAACACTCTGAACACCATAGCGACAAGCATATGGAGATGATGAAGAGACTCATGAGACAGGGTGTAAGTTTTACTGAGGCTCATAAAAGAGCTAAGAAAAAAGAAGGCAAATGAGAAAACGTAAATCTGTCAGTTTAACTTTAGGTAGAGGGGAAAAGTCTAGGAAAGGTGGTCTGACCGCAAAAGGTCGTGCGAAATACAATCGTGCTACTGGTAGTAATTTAAAAGCACCTGTTACCAAAAAATCAGGTCTTACTGAATCAGAAAAGAAAAGAAGAAAAAGTTTTTGTGCAAGAATGTCGGGTATGCCAGGTCCATTAAAAGATAAAAAAGGGCGACCCACAAGAAAAGCGTTAGCATTAAAACGATGGAGGTGTTAATTAATGACTTATGCAATCCCAGGCCAAATTAGAACAAAAATTGTAACCTCTACATCTGTTGGTGGAGTCGATAGTCCTTTTACTCGTACCAGGGCCGTGCTGGACATGATGAAGGGTTGGGAAATAATGAAGGCTGTAACTGAAGGCACTGAATATCTTAGAGAAAACAGCGAGGCATTTCTGCCGTTAGAGCCAAGAGAAGATTACACAGCTTACATGGCAAGAGTAAATCGTGCTGTATTTTCTCCCTTCACACAAAGATTGATTAGAGCAGCTACAGGTCTTGTATTAAGAAAACCTATCACACTTACTGGAGATCCTTATTGGACAGACACTTTTAAGATGGATGTTGATGGATGTGGTTCAGATTTAGATGAATATGCAAGAAGAATATTGATGTGTTCTCTTACTTATGGTCAAAGCCATATTCTTGTTGATTATCCAGCACCTTCTGGTGCTGTTAGTCTTGCAGAAGAGAGGCAGCAAAACCGCAGACCTTATTGGATAGAAATAGATCCTAATAATCTTTATGGCTGGAGACTTGATAGAGAATCCAACTATGGCAACTTGATACAGGCAAGAATAGCGGAAAAAGCTGTATTACCTGATGGAGATTTTGGGGAAAAAGTATTTGAACAGATAAGAGTTATAGAGCCTGGAAAATATAGAGTATTTCGTAAAACAGACCAAATTGATGAGATGTATGATCTTGCAGATAATTCGTATGCTGGCGAGTTTGATGCTCAGACTACAGGCGAAGAGTATAACGAAGTTGAATCTGGCGAGTTTTCTCTTGGAGAAATACCCTTAGTTACAATTTATTCGGGTAAAACAGAAAATCTAGTAAGCAAACCACCTTTACTCGATATTGCGTATTTAAATCTTGCTCATTTTCAAAGACAAGCTGATTTAATTCATAGTTTGCACGTTGCATCACAACCAATGCTTGTAATGGAAGGCTATGATGACCAGACTAAAGATGTTGCTATATCTGTTAATTATGCAATGGCAACTCAACCTGGTAACAAAGTTTATTATGTAGAACCAGCTAGTAGTGCTTTTGATGCTCAGTCTGCTGAGATTAAGGAATTACAGATGCAGATGGCTACTCTTGGTATCAGTACATTATCACAACAGAAATTTGTTGCTGAATCTGCTGATGCAAGAAGATTAGATCGTGTAGACACAAATTCTATGTTAGCAATGGTATCTATGGAACTTGAGCAAAAACTTCAAAAAGCCTTTAATTTCTCAGCCCAATATGTAGGAATCGAACCACCAGAGGTAAAGATTAGTAGAGATTTTGATATTGAGAGGCTGATTGGACAAGATATTACAGCCTTAACATCTTTATTCGATCAACAAGTCATTGATAGAGAGGAGTTCAGAGATATTTTGGTCCAGGGAGAGGTACTACCTTCAGCTAATGAGGTCAAATCCGAATAATCTGTTAGAATAGTAGATAAGTACATAAAAATCTAATGGCAAAATCTTTAGATAGGGTCCTTCAGTCTGATGGATCATATAAGTGGGAAATGGTTGAGTTTCAACCAGAATCTTCTGAAGTTAGTGAGGAGCCAAAAAAGAAGGCTTCAAAGAAAAAGTCCACAAGTGCATTATCTGAGTAATCAATGACAATAGAAGAAAAAGTAATTCAGCCTGAGTCTGTGACCAACGCTGAACAGTCTGTGACTGATACTCCTTCACAACCACAAGCACCGAATCTTGATTCTGTAAAAGCAGAGTATGAAGCAAAACTATCTGCTTTACAGAAACAGGTTGCAGATGAGCAAGAAAAATTTAAAGGCATCAAAACTAAACTTGATGATGTTTATAAACAAAAAGACCAACAACGTAAACAGGAATTAGAAGATCAGGGTCAGTGGAAAACCCTTTGGGAAGAAGCAAATAAAACCAACCAGGAAATGCAACAGGAAAATATGTCTTTGAAGCAAAGTTTAGAAGATATGAAAGCCTCCAATGAAATGGCTTCCACAAGACAAACAGCTTTGGCTGCAATAAGTAATTTAGGAGCTATCAACGCAGAACAAACTTTGTCATTACTGCAAAGTAATCTAAAGAGAAATGCTGAAGGTAAAGTTGTTATTTTAAATGGTGGAGTTGAGCAAGATTTTAATACTTATCTCAGCACTCTTAAGAATCCTGGAAGTGGTTGGGAACATCATTTTAAGCCAAGTTCTGCTGCTGGAATGGGAGCAAAACCAAGTCCTGTGGCAAATGCTTCTGGAGGTCAAGTAAATCCTTGGAAAACGGGCAATATAACTCAACAAATGCTAATATCGGAACAGAACCCTCAGC